TTCGCCTGTTTGAGAAAACGAGAGTGGCTTACCTTTCTGCCGCCAATGACCCAAAAGAATACGGGAGCCGTTGGAGAAGTGCCGTGGAAACTATCATTGAGTCTTACAATGACAGGGATTCTGCCGCAAATGAAATGCAGGATTTTATTTCTGAAGACCTCATAGAAAATAACGATATTAATGACCCCTCTTCCATCAAAGCAAAAGAACTTTTTGAAGCAGTTAAAAATTTGCGGTATGCTTCCGAACTAGTTGATGACCCATTCGCAAGGCGTTTTAAGGGCAAAGTTTTAGAGACTCTACTTGAGAGTCCCGAAAATATGGTTAAATTTGTTCATTATGCGCTAAGAGCAGATGAAAAATCACTCCCAAAAGAGGTCTATGCCATAAAGGACATGAAAGAAGATGACATTACTTTTGGTTTAGAGGGACTTGACCTAGAATCTGATGACATAGCCCTGTATATAATTGAGCACTATGGGGACGGAAAAGACTCTAAACGAGTAGAAAAGGCAGTTGAATCTGCTATTGAGATGTTAGATTTATTAATGCTTTCAAGATATAATGAAGAGGATTTGGACGAACTTAAAGATATTGAGGGAGTTGAGACTCAAAAGGAACAAAAATCAACCACAATTAAAAAGGAGAAGAAATCAGATGAAGAAAAGGCTCTATCTGATTTTATTATCCCAAATAAGCCAATGTATAGAATTTTTGAAATTGATGATATTAAACAATTAAAAGGCTTTAGTGGAGAATGGTTTGTTCAAGAAAAGTATGATGGTATGAGAATCCAACTGCATAAAATTGATAATAATATTAAAGTGTTCTCTTTCAATAAAAAGATTATTACTGATAAATGTAAAGACATAGTGAAAGAGTTGCGAGCAAAACATTTTGGAGACTGCATTCTTGATGCAGAATTAATTCTTTTTGATGGAGAAGAAGCCCTACATCGTGCAGATACCGTGGCTCATGTATTTAAAAATAAATATCCAGATGCTACGCTTAAATGCCATGTATTTGATATTATGCGACATGACAATCAAACTCTTCTTGATGAGGAATTAGAAAATAGAATGACAATTTTGTTTAACAATTATTCTCAGCATTCCGCAGATGTTCTTAAATTTCCTTCAAAGAAAGACACACGAAGGGCAGATAATTTAAAAGACATTGCCGAATATGCAGAGAAAATTATGGATATGCCCACTTCCGAGGGAGTAGTTATCAAGGACGCTACATCAACATACTACTTGGGAACAAAGAAAAATCCTAAGTGGATTAAGTGGAAAAAGTTTGTTGATTTAGATGTTATTGTTCTTGATAAGAAAAAGACTAAGAGCAATCTTTATTCTTATACTGTGGGTGTTGGGCCTGTTGAAGAAGAAAACAAATTTACAAAAGAAATTAACGGTATTAAGTATATGGATGTCGGCAAGGCACTAAATACAAAAATAGTTGTAGATGTCGGGGATATTATTCGTGTTAAAGTAGATGAAGTTAAAAAGAATAAGGACAGATTTACTTTATACTCTGCAAAGGTCATTGAAGTCCCCGAAGTAGAATATCCTGATAAACCAGTGGCTTTAGAATTATTATCTCAAGATACTAAAAAATCCCTTAACTATTCTGTTGAGGGATTGAAGAAGGGAATTGTTATTACAGATTACATCCACGGTGAAGCAAAAGTTATTTGTAAGTCTGATATGACTGGATTTACTGTTTATGGTTTTGAAGAAGATAATCTTATGTCAAAAAATGCAATTATTAATTTAAGTGATTGGAAAAACCAAGCAGAAGAAATTATGAAAACAAAAGCAGGAACGCTTGCTACTATTATTACAAATTATCTACAAGATAATGGGCCGAAAACTGTAAAAGAAGTTCATAATTTTTTACAATCAAAACATAAAGATATTTATGCCGATGTTGTGGACGGAGGTTTAAATGGTCTTAAAGAATGGGCAAATTCAAGGGAACATATTGACTTTAAAGAAAATAAACTATATGGTGATGCTATTCTTAAAAGACTTTTGTTAAAATCACCAGTTTTAGTTCATAGAGATGCTGAGCCAGAAGAAAAGGATAAAGTTGAAATTACTGTTGATTATGCAGATAACGAAGAAGAATGTTGTAATAAATTAAAAGAAGCCCTTAAAGAAAATCGTAAGAATGCTTTAGATATGTATGTAAAAGAATTTGGCAGTTGGGAAAAAGTATATAATCACACTCTAACACACCCTGACCATAAAAAAGAAGAGTGGCGTGAAACTCAAGAAGAACATTTCCAAGAAATGAAGGACGACATAGATTCTTTAGAATGTGATGATATATTAGAACTAATAGGTTTTTATTTAAGTGATGAACAATTAATCACAGGTTTAGATTATGAGCCTTTGGAACAAGCAGTAGAAGAATATCAAAACTGCATTCAAGGAGATTCTAGTTTTACGGACAAATATGCTATGCTCAAAGCAGAATATAAAACACCCGAAGAATACAGGGAGGGTGAATTTAAACTGTATGCTCGCAAAGACGATAACCTAAACATGGTGATGAGTCTTGGGGATGAAACAATCAACTGGCTAATTGATACTGAAAATGAAGAAGAAATGTTTGACCTCTTCGGTGCGGCAGGTAAATATCCTGCCGAGGTTGCCCAAAATACCGATAAAGAAAAATTGGTAGATGGTGGCAAAGTGAAATTAGGCATTCAAAGAAACGGCTATCACGAATACTTCTTGGACGGAAACAAATTTGAAACCAAGTTTCATGTGCGATACCTTCCCGTTGGTGATGAAAAGATGTGGCTAGCATGGACGGGCTACAAACAAAAACCAGCAGACAAAGAAGGTGATGAGGGATTGTGGAACATCTATGACGACAAGTTCTCAAAGGAAAAAATACCGAGATAAACATGGTCTTTATATACCAGTTAGAACAACGAAGGTGTGTTGGAAATGTCCCTCCTACTAAAGAGAGAGCAACCACAGGATTTTAGAATACTCAAAAGTCAAGACGATTTAATGATTGGGGGATATGCAAGTATTGAAATCGTTGATAAACAAAATGACTTAATCACACTCAAAGCACTTAAAGAAGCAGTAAATAAATATATGGAGAACCCAAAGTTTAGAAATGTAATGACAAATCATTCAAATGTTCAAGTTGGGGAAGTTGTAAAATCATACCGAGACAAAACTGGAAAGTTATACAAAACAGAAGTTGATGATGTCGGATTCTTTGTAGTAATTAAATTAAGAGACGACATAGAAAAAGCAAAGGAAATTAACCGAGGAATTAGAAAGGGTTCATTAAGGTCATTTAGTATTGGAGGACAAGCAATTCAAAAGGTTAAGAAAAGCCATCCCGAATTAGGCCAATATAATGAAATTAGTAAGTTAGAATTACACGAAGTCACAATTTGTGAAAAAGGAATTAACCCCGAAGCAAGATTTGATATTCTAAAACAAGACAAAAAACAGGTGAAAAACATGAGCAAACTGGAAAAAGCACTGGAAGAGTTAGACGCATTGATGAATGAAGTTAATACGCTCCGAAAGGAAGAAGAAGAAGATATGGGCAAACTTGCCGAAGAAGACAAGATGATGCCCCAAAAAGACAAGATGATGTCTGAAAAAGACAAGATGGCCGAAAAGATGAAAGAAATGGACAAACTTGACGAAGAAGAAGACAAGATGGCCGAAATGATGGACACCGATATGGAAAACAAAGCCTATGTTGCTACGCTTGACGGGGCTGGTGTTGAAATCGGTGAACCTGCTGACAGAATCATTATTGAAGGTGGCCGACCAAAGGCTTCCGATATGCCAGTGGTTAAGGCTTTTGGAAACAATGAATTAGAAACCCTTGATTTGAGCGTTGGAAACATTGAGAAGGCTTACGAGGCTTTCCGCCAAGAGCAACTTGAGAAGTTGGCTTACGACAACCTCCAAAAGCAATTTGCCGCACGATTTGAGGCTGAAAAGGGAACCCGTGAAAACATTCTCGCAAAGCAACAATATGATGCACAAAGCGAAATTGCCTCTCTTAAGAATGAATTTACCGCACTTCGCAAGTCTTTGACTGCCGAGAAGGAAACAATTCTAAAGGCTCAAGAAGAGGCCGCTATCAAACTCCCATCTATGGATGAATTGTCCGAAATGTCATGGAATGACATTCACAAGATGGCATTTGGAGGAAACCTTTGAGGTGATGAACATGGTAGGATATATTAACACTATTGCAGATTTAGAAGCACAAACATACGGATTAAGTTCTCTTGGGGCAAGCAATATGCTCCTTAAGACGGCTGGAACCGTTAGCGGTATTCATGGTGGGCATGATGCCGCAACTCAAACCTCCCCAACATCGGGAATTACTGGAAATCTATACCAAGTCCTTTTCGGGCAAAAGGTATGGTCAATGCTTAACCGTGAAGTGAACGCTCTTTCCGTTATGTCAAAGCGTCCTTACACTTCAAGCGGTTGGAGAGTCCTTTCAAAGCGTCCTGCTGGTGGAACGGGCAATACGCATTCTTTTGCCAAGACAGGAACAGATTTAGTAGGAACAGATACACCAAGAATTGATAGTATCGGTGGTGTGCCTGAAAACGCTTCGCTTTCAACTGCCGGTGATGGTTTGATTGCTATTGCTCCCGAATACTCCACGCTCTTTATGAGTCCAAAAATCGTTGCTCATCAGTTTGATTTCAGCGAGTTGGCTATGGAAATGGCTCAAATTGACGATGGAATTGGCGATATTAGAGCGCAAATGCGTGAGGATATGGGCAAGCACCACGCTGAATCCCAAAACCTTATGATTTTGTCTCCACTTGAAGCCTATGGTGATACTGGCGCAACAAATGGCCCTGCGAACATTTTGAGAAATTACACTTCTCTTTACAAAATCGTTTCGTCTGCCGAAGAGCAAGACCAAATGGCCGCAGATTCATTCTTCGCCGCCTCTGCTAACGATAACACCGTGAGCCACATTTACGGAACTAATCGTGATAATGCCTCTTTCCTTGATGCAGTCGTGAACGGAAAAGACAGTTATGCTTCGGGTGGTTCTCGGCCATTTACTTTGAGCATTCTTAACGCAACTCTCCGTGAATTGCGACAGAACGGTGGTTCTCCAAAGGTTATTCTTACTGGATATGATACCCTTCAAACGCTCTCCGACTTGTTGCAGAGCCAAGAGCGATTTATGGACAGAAAGGAAATTGTGCCAACCGTGAACGGTGTTCGTGGTGTTAAGGGTATGGAAGTAGGTTTCCGTGTGGCTACTTATTACGACATTCCATTGATTCCAGTCGCTCAAATGCAAAGCACTTCGGCTGATTCGGGAACGATTTCAGATATGCTTTTGCTTGATACTGACCATCTTTGGATGGCGGTTATGAAACCAACCCAATACTTTGAAGATGGTATTTCAAACGGAAACCCCTTCGGTGTTGGACAATTGGGCAACCGAGCAATTTACCGCACGATTGCTGAATTGGGCTGTTCATACTTCAAGGGTCAAGGCAAGATTGTTAATCTTAAGTGAGGTGTTTTAAATGACAAACACTGTAAATTTGGTCGCAGACCATAAGGGTTTTACAAAGCCTAAAGCCGTTGCAGACGAATATGTTGTTATTGGGGATTGCGATATTACGGCATATAGAACGGGAACAACCGCTACGGCGGCTTCTCAAACTATTACTGCTTCCGCATCAGCAGACACCTATACGAGAGGCGCAGGAAGTTATTTGACGGATGGATTCGTTGTTGGCGACCATATCGTTATTGCGGGTTCAGCGACAGCAAACAACAATTTGGTTTCTTTGATTGAATCCATTACTGCCACTGTTATTACGGTGGATGATGGATATGGCGGGAGTCTTTCGGACAATACAGGTGGTGGAGATGAAGTTATCACCCATGCAGGTGAAAAAATTCTTGCTTCCTCTTTTGGTTTAGACACTATTAGCCATGTTGAAATTGTTGGACAGGAATTCCATGATAATAATTTCATTATTGGGGATATTAGTGCCGATAAGTCTTTCTTTTACCTCTACTGTTATACAACGGGTTCTGCTGGATTGTTGTCTGCAAGCCTTCAATCTGGCAATATCGGTAAAGTGCGACTTAAAATCACTGGAAACCTTTGAGGTGTTAATTTGGCTCTAGTCAAATTTTCCGATGTGTCTAACATCGGCAGATTAGAAACACCCTTTGGTTTGCTCCGAAGAAATGCAGAGTTAGAAGTGGGAACAGGATGGGCTATTGCTAAAATTGGTGATAGAAACCTTATGTTCACTTTTGTTGAGTCCGATAGAGAAGCCTTAACAGAAACAACTGAAAAACAATTAGTGGTTCTGCGAAAGCAACTTAAAGAAGACCTTCCTGATGCTTCTGCATTATGTGGTTTATTGCTTCCAAAGGTAAAAAAACCTACGGTTAAGAAGAAGACGACCAAAAAGATTTCTTCTGCTCTGAAAGAGTAGGCGGAAAGCATAAATATGCCCTCCCCAAGTGAGGGAATGAAGAGAGGTTATGCGTATGCCACAATGCCGTTCAAGTGGAGTCAAGACAGCCAATGCCGCAATTTTTGCCGGACAGTGCAGATTGATTTCAATACATGCTGTTCTTACAGGAACAAAGCCAACAACGATTAAGGTTTTTGACAACGCTTCTGCCGCAAGCGGGACAGAATTAGCGAGAATGATTGTTGCTCAAACTGACCCCGCCGACCCTGCCGCAAGAACAGGCCCGGAAATGGCAGAATTTGACATGCATGGTGTTTTGGCTACAAATGGTTTATTTCTTAGCATTTCTTCCGGTACAGGAGAAGGTGCGGCAGTTTCCGTTGAATTTAATTAAGGTGATATAATGGCGGCTCTTAATCAAGACACTCGCTTAGTTATGACTATTCTCTTTGTTGGTGCATTAAGCGGAACAAATGTTTGGGCTTATGCGGCATTTGGAATGAATTTTCCATATGGTCCATTGGCCCATTCTGTTCTATTTGGCTTAGGAACGATTGGTGCAATCATGGTAATGAAAGCAATATTTGATTTGTCTCTGAATGATAGGATTGAAATGTGGCTTCTTGACCGTAAAATTGCAGCATATTGGGAAAGAAAGGCAAGAGACGAGCAACAAAAAGTTAAAATGCGAGAAAGCGCAAAGCAATTTACAAATTCGCCTTTCGCATATACACAGCCCGTTGAAGCAGAAGATAATACTCTTGGGACAGAGTTCTTAGCCACACTACAATGAGGTGGTTAAGTGGTTTTTGGAGATTTGATGGGTTTTTCCGATTCGGATTACGCATATAATCAACAAAGGGCGCATTCTGCTGACATCTTCTTTTTGAAGATGAGGGCTTGGTTTTGGGGTTCTTGTGCTGGACTTGCAGGTTTCCTTGTTGGAAACATTCTTGGTGTTTTTGATATAAACATCATGGGCTTTCTGTTTGACACTTTGTTAAACGGGTGGGGGCATTAATGTCATTAATGACAGGCTTTGCTATTTTAGTGGGAGAGGCAATCATAGGATTCTACAAAAAAATCCATGCAATCAATTTTGGAGTTTATGGGGCTACAATGGTAGGAAAAACAACATTAAGTCATCAGTTAAGAACAAGAGGAGAAGTGCCACAAATTAATGAAAGAACCGTTGGACGACATA